TTACAGATACTCGATCAGTACCGGTTGTAGACACATTCTCGCCACCCTCAGTCGTAGTAGTTTTGGCCTGTTGCCCAACTCCACGTGCAATTGAGCCAATCAACGCATTGAGCGCCGCAGGTCCAGGGTCTCGCCCACGCAGTTGGGCAGACAACGCAGCAAGCGCCGTGCTTTGGAGTTCACGCGGCAGGGCTTTGATCATGGGATTGCCCTTGGCCTCTTCAAACACGGTCCGAGTCAGCCCGGAAAGCGCCCCGCTTGTGAGTGCATTGCTGAGGTCAAAATCGCGCCCGGTCAATGCGGAACCGATCAAGGAACCACCAACATCCCGGACGATCCCTTGCGCGACGTTCCCAGAAAGAGATTGGAGGAAGTCCCCGACACCGCCCTCGGGCAAGTAGGGGCCAATCAACTTGCTAGCCCCCGCACCAGCGGTTTCGCCCAGAGCGCCCAAGGCCGTCCCTGCGCCAGAAGCAATACCACCTCTGAGGGCCGCAGACCCAACATCTTGACCTGACAGCCCGCCCAGCACTGCACCGCGCCCAGCGCCAATGATGGCGTTGGCAGCGATTTGAGACGCAATGCCTTTCCCAAGCGTGGGAGCAAGAGCACCAGTCAAACTAGACGCCAGACTGCTTCCGGGGCCAGTCAGCGCCATCAACGCCATGTTGGCTAGGGGAAGAACGGCACCTTTCCAAGACTCGGAGTAATCGAACTGGCTGGCGCTGACTATGTTTCCATTTGCGTCGCGCTGAAGGACGTACCCACTATCGCCGCCGGTAAAGATACGTTGAGTTGAGCCTGTTATTGCGCCGTTTGCATCGTAGGTAATCGTGTTTTCAATCGGCTTTCCGTCTTGCCCATAAGTGGTTTTGGTCGCGTTATACCCACCAAGAACCTTGTCACCTTCAGTCACCTGGCGATCAGGAATATCAAACCCGCTTGGGTCTGGCCTGTAGGTTTCAAAAGGTGTGACGTTCCATCCGCTGACATCTGTACCCGACAACTGTGTTATTGGTGTTGCCCCATGAAGTTCAGCAGACGCCGCAGCATAATCAGACCTGTACTTATCAAGGGCGTTCTGAGCAAAGTTGGGGTCTGTCTGGTTTAAATATGTGATCAGGTCACGCGGGTCAGTTGGCGGTTGAGCAGCCGGAGTCGTAGTAGCAGCGGCAGTCGTGGTCGTAGTTGTAGTTGTAAACGGCAGCGTAGCGGGGGTTTCGATCAGGCTCGCTCCTTGGAGTTGGTCGAAGACCGTGGCAGGAGCCGCAGTAGTAGTGACAGGAATCGAAGTCGGCGTAGCGGGTGCAACATAAGCGGGAGTACTAGCCGCAGGCTGCGTACCCGTGGCGCGGTAGTAATCGTCCAACGTGAAGTTGGTGCCAAGATTGGTGTTGAATAGATCCACCGTGGCCTGTCCGCCAAGCCCCTGCTGGCGGGCGTAATCCAGCCCTCGCTGAGTGGCAACAGTGTCGTCTGCTCCGCCTTGATAGATGTAATCGCGGAAGTTGAACGGTGTAGCGGCAGGCGCAGGAGTCGGTGCGGGTACGCCGCCGATGATGTTCAGCAGATCGTTCTGATCGAACGAGTCCTCAAACTCCTGCTCTGTAAACAGTCGTGCCATGATCTTATTGAGTCAGGTCGTAGAAGGACAGCGATCCAACCACGTCACCCGTGGTCGCACCAGATACAGTTCTGACAGCGACGGTGTAGATGTCACTGACCCCGGCAATCGTTGCGCCAAGTTGCAGGTCAAAGTTGTAGCCCGTGGCCGCGCTTGTGTTTCCAACACCACCCGAACCAGTCGAAGTCACATAGTCTGTTTGCACGATGGAGCCACCCGTAGTGGCCGTGGCTGCTACATCAAACTCCACATTGGAATCAGTCGGCACTGCCGTCCATGATGCGGCGGTCAGGGTGGGGTTCTTGATCAGCGCCACCTCGTAGTTCTGATTGGTCGTCGGCAGAACCTGAACCCGGTTGGGCAACACCACCGCGCCGAGTCGAGTAGACGCCAGACGAATGGAAACAACGGGCAAGAAAGTAGAGCCGATGGTGCCCAGGACTGTGGTGCGTCGCGCCACATGGTCGATGGAGGTCTGCTCAAACCCGCCCTCGGAGATGACCGAGCAGCAGATAGCCTTCATAGACGCCGCCACCGCAGCCGTCGTGGTCACAATCTCATATCGCACCGGCAGGATAGCCGTGGTCATGTAGACGTTGGTGATCTCGTTGGCGTTGTTAAACGTGTGGCATACGATGTACTGGCCATTGATGATGAAGCCGCACCGGACTGATCCGACGCCAAGCCACTCAAAGTCCATCCAAAGAATCTGAGCCTTGGACGGATCAAGCGTGTAGCCAGAGTCCCCCGTGCCGTCCAACTTGTCACCGTTCCAGTCTTCTTGATTGACCGTCCGAACATTGGAAACAGAGCCGGTGACGTAGGAACGTAGGACAAAAGAATAGACGCCATCTACGCGCTGGAAGAACACGCCGTTCTGGTCGTTGTAGTAGCCCACCCGCTGCGTGAGGTTCAGGCTCATGCTGCTGTCCATCACGAAGGTGGCAAGCACCAACAAACCCTTCCCTGGCTGATACGGGAAAGAGCGATAGGTCTGGCGCAGCACAGAGCCAACACCGGCCCCGGTGACTTCCATCTTGACTGCCGCTTCGTTAGGCAGAAACGTCGTCGTGCCCGTGCCGGTTGTGGCCACATCAAACTGATTGTCTGCGGCGTAGCGGTTCTGGCTGTCGAAGAGCGTGTAGGGCTGACTGACCCGCAGCCGCCCAAAGGCATCCGTGTTGGTGCCGCCGATGGAGATTGGGATGGGGGATGCAGTTGTCACGATTCGACTCAGCAGTGCGTTAAGCCGGTTGAAGTACAGGCGCAGGACGTTGTTGAACTGTTCCTGATACCGAGAGTCGTAGTCCCCCGGAGCCAGCGGCAAGTTTGGCGGCGCAGGGACGGTTGCATCTTCAATGATGAAACTCATGGTCAGCGCCTGCCGTCAGGACGCACATCAATTCGGGGCGAGCCCAACTGCCACGTCACGCCAAGACCAGTGGACTCGGCTTTCATAATCAACTGACGCCCGCGCACTCGGATGTAAACGATGTTGGTGAACTGCTCAATTGGTACGGTGGCCGTGCGCGTGACCGCTGCACTGCTTGACCCGCCCAAGGACTGCGGGGTGTTGAACCCAGAGCCTGATCCCTTCATCGGGATCAACGTCATGTTGAGCGACGGGTTGGATATGGTCGAGCCGGTGAAGGTCACGTCAGGCAGCATGCGCCAGATGAAACCAAAGTTCTGTCCGTCTTCGATGTCGAATTCGGCGGACTCGATGTAGGCATTGATCGCCAAGGGCGTGCCAGTCACGTTGTCGTCTACACCGTTCTCATGCAGTACGATGTTCTTGTGATAGGTCGCCGCAATCGGGAAGTCGAGCAGGCCGGAGTCAAGCCAAGCCGTGCGCTCCATCGTGCCGTAGTACCAGATTTCTTCTAGGTAGTTGTAGACAACATACCGATTGATCGTTGTAGACCCCGCCGAACAATAGAACCACCAGACCTCGTTGAAGCCTTCACTGGTCCCGGCAAAAATCTGCGAGCCTTGATCTTGGTTGATGTCTCCGAAGACATGCCGCCGCAGATCGCATTTGAGGGTGTTGACGCGGCCATCATATTTGTAGAACTTGTCTACGCCCATCCAATACACCACGCCTGAGCCGATTGCCACGGCGTTCTGACTCTCAATCGAGATGTTGTCGCCAAGCAGTTGAGCGCCCCAGACCTCCGGTGCCCCAAGGTACTGCAATGAGTACAGGGCCGAGTCCGTGAACACCACGATTTCCTGACGGGTCTGGATGGCCGCGACGATCTCCGAGCCGAACGACAAGCGCAAACTGCCTGCCTGATTGGTCGCTGCCGGGGTCCAGTCCGTTGCGCTTTCCTGATCCGACCACCGGATCAACAGGGGGTCTTGAATTGACGACCCGATCTCGTTGCAAGCAAAGGCAAACACAAAGCGGCTGATGTCAGACACCGCAATGAAGTTCTGCACAGTGGGCACACCGTTAGCGCCCGCCAGACTAGAAAGCGCAACGGCACGGGTACTCACGCCCGCAGAAGCATCCCAGTAGTACAAGTTCCCGCCACGGGGGCCGAAGATCAGGTCTTCACCAAAGTTGCTCTGGCTCCACAGGCGCAACGCCGAACCTGACGTGGATGTCAAACCCCAAGAGCCTGAACCCCAAGTACCTGCACCCCAACCCGACAGCGGGATTGCCACGGCAGGGCCGACTGGTATTTGATACGCGGCCACCACCGCAGCGCCACCACCAGGAGAGCCCGCAATCGCTGTGGCGTTAGGCACCACAGAAATCTGTATGGTGTAGGTATTGGCGTCCACCACCGTGACTTGGAATTCACGGTTCAAAACCGACGCCGTGACGTTGGTGCCTACGCCGCCAATATCGACCGCCCCGCTGAAGGTTACAAAGTCACCCGTCGTGCAGCCATGCGCCGTGTCAGTCACCGTCACCGTGGTTGAAGCAGTCAACGCAAACGGGTTGTTGTTGATGGTGACCGTTGTACGCAACGGCGTGATGTCGTTGTAAAGACCGCCCTGCTCAACGTAGAACTTGAGATTGGTGCCAACGCCAAGCAGGTTGATATTGGCAAGCGTGATCCAGTTGGACAGGGATCGGCAAATGCCTTGGAACGTGGACGCGGATAGCGGAGCCCACCCACCGATCTTTTCAGGAGTGCCCTGGCGGAAGCGCACCTTGTCGCACTCATACCAACCGTTCTCGTTGGTATATCGGGTGTTCTCTTTGTTCACCCCTGGGCGCAGTGTGAGTTTCTTCAGCGGCATAACGGTATTCTCCCGTCAAGACAGGAAAAGGGCAATCTCGGCTTCCCTGCGTTTAACCAGACCCGGCAGGACTTTGCCACCACCCATCGTCCACTGGCGGAAGGCGTCTGCCGCCCCGCTCCAGTCGTCGCGATTGGCCCGCATCCTGATCTGGCTGCGCTGAAGGTTGCCTAGCCCTGCATTAAAGGCAAAACTGACCAGAGCGTCAAAAGAGCCTTGACGGCCAGATACGCCGGGAACAAGTCGAAGAACACCACGTTCAAAAGTCCCGACATCATCACGGAATAGTTCGTCGATCTCCGTCTTAGTCCAGACACGGCTGTCCTCCGGCTTCAGGGGAAACTCGTTGCGGAGCATCCCGGTGTAGCCTTCCTTGCGGATGACCGGGAGCCTGATCTGCTCTTGGTACAGGACATGGCCATAGCCAATCGTCCAGATGTGGGCAGGGCAAAGGTAGGGTTTACTCCTAAACCCCTCATACTTGTGCATGAGGTCTTCGCCTGCCTTGCTCAGTTTCACTTCTTACTCCACTGGCGAGAACCGAACCAGTAGCCAATGATGCCGCCAAGGATCGCCATCTCGTCGGCAGAGAAGATCAGGTCGGAGTACAGGATGATGTCATCCATGCTCTGAATGAGCGTCGGGTGGTTCCAGAGATACCACGCCATAAAGGCGTTGATGGCCACCAACTCAAACACGAAGATGTAGGTGACCGTCGGACGGACGGTGCCGGTGTAATTCACCACCCATCGAGAAGCCTTGTCCATGATCTTCTGGTCGTGCGCCAGAGCCGCCTCGGTCATCCGGGCGTCAGTCTCCATCGCCACCTGCTCGGTGCGAATCTCCTCCATCCGGGCCTGAGCGGCAAAGCCTGCTGCGGCAAGTTGCAGTTCGCGCTCGGTCTGAACCTGAGCCAACTTCAGTTCATGGGCTTGGTCTGCCTTGTTCTGAAAGTACTCAAGCAATTTGGGCAGGCCCGAGAGCAGCAAGCCCCCAAGGGTGGAAAGAAGCGACAGCATCTCAGGCTCCTAGAGCAAAGAAGAACAGAAGCACCCCGACTGCCCCCACGCCAAGTGAGGCGTAGAACAGACTCAGGGTGACGGCCAGGATGGCCGCAGAGGACAGGACGATGGCCAGTTGCAGCGCCATGCCGGAGTAAGAGTAGTAGGAAGACTTGGCCTTGGCGGCATCGCGCTTGGCTTCAGCCGCACGGGCCTTCTCCATGATTTCTTCCATGTCGGCGCGTTGCTTGACGGCCTTCTGTTCGTTGTTGGTGACCTCGTAGATGGTCGCACGGACATTCTTGGCCTGATACCACGCCCAAAGATTGTTCGACTCTATGGTTCCGTTGAGAACCGCAGAGGAGTTCCTTCCGGCAAAGTAATTTGTAACAGCAAGGAGTAGAGCAAGCAGGCTAATAGAAACCGCAGCAAGAGCCTTGACATGGGCCTCCC